CTTTCACGCCGTGAAACATGACAGTAGCGGGCGGGACCGCTTTGCCGCATTATTGATGCGGCATGCCATACGATCCGTCCGCCGTCCGTAGCGGCTCTACGTTTTCAACAAACCCGAGCTATCAGGGGGCTTGGATTTGCTACGTCAACGGCGTCGAAGTCCCCATCGTAGGCTTCGACGTACAAGCTGGAGTTTGGCAAATCCCCGCTTTCACCATTCACATGGTGCCGGACATTTTGCTCCAGCGTCTGGGAGCTGAAGATCGCGTCCCCGTACAGATCTTCTATTTGGATCAATGGCTAAACCCAGCTGAGCCCGAGTTCCGCCTTTTGGTAGACGGCGAAATCGTAGGCTGGCAGTACTCCAGCTCGAAGGGGCAGCGCACGATGGCGTTCAGCTGCCTGGCGCACATCCACGTGTTCCAGCAGCTGTACTTCTTCTACATGACGAACGTGGACGATATCGTGGCGGCACAGTCGCCCGAGGCCCAAGCGTCAGGCTTTTCGCAACCCGGCCTTCTCTATCCGTACTCGTTGTTCCATCAAGGGCTTTTGGTCACAAACAATCAAGTCGCTGCGGCTAGCCCTCCGCCGCCTCGTCGCCCCGGCTCCACCACCGCGCAAACCAGCCCGCCGACTGTTGAAGACCCCGACGCAGGGGTGCAGCCTGAGGCACAGCCAATCAAGGCGCCCTATGAGCTGGTCTACAACGTCATCAAGGGCGTGATTTCAACGACTGTCCCCAACAATCGGCGCGCTGTGCCGATGATGAACTTTTTCGCCCGACACATCCGGAAGACGCGCCTGCACAATCGCTTCGTACGATTGCCTTTCTTGGAAGACCCCGAACGCATTGGCGCTCAGAAGGGCGTGTTTCCGATCTTCAACGCTGCGAGGAATGACGAGGCGATGAACGCGATGCAGCGGCAAGCTGTGTCTCAAATCGGCTCGTCCGGCCCGGTCTGGAACGTACTCCAGCAAATCTACTCCATGGTGTACATGGAGCTTGCGATGATCCCCAACCCACCAGCGGTGCTGGTGGCGTTGAATCCGCAAGAGGGCGAGCCCCAAGACGGGCGAATCTTGCGCCTTCTGACGCCCGATCTCCCTGTGCAAGCCCGGCCCTCTGCGGGAGTGCTAGCTGCTGAGGCCGATATCACCGCGATGGCGGAGACGTTCGCCCGGAACATTCGAGCAGCTGTGCGAGGTCAAGCATCCATCGGCCAAGATGTGCTTGCGGCCGCTGGTTTCTCCAGGCTGCCGGCCACGGAGATTGAAGTGGATGTGGCGAACATTCGCACGCATCTAGAACGCCAGGCGCGCCAACTAGGTGGCATTCAGCCGTCTGCTGTACCGCCGATTGAGACAACGGACCCCACGACGCCTATTCGGCTGGCGCAGTATTTTGTGAAACCCCAATTTTTGTTTGGGGTGCCGCCGCACTGCAACGTGATCTTTCCGTCGATGGTCGATGGCTGGACCTACGACGAGTCATTCATCCAGCAGCCGACGCGCATCTACGTAAATGACTCCGTGATGACGCAGCTCCTTCGAGCGCAAGGATCCAATCGGCATTTCATGCTGCATGCGCTGACCGTCGCGTTCCCTGAAGAGGCCGATGCGCTGATGGAGCACAAGGTCGGCGGCGACGATGCGACGTCCGAAACAACTCGCGCCACTCCCGGCATGATGGAATCCGGTAAGAATCTGCTGATCTGGCCGGAGGAGTACTACAAGGGTCCGGTGACCGCGAAGCTGGCGTTGCCGTCCTGGTTCCAGATGCTTCGGCAGTTCTCCAACGGTAACGCTGGTAATGGCTCTTCTGGCGGTGCAAGCGCTCCCACTACGACGCCAGCCCCCGCGCGCACCACGACGCCCAATACAGCCGCAGGCGCGTCGCCAGCGCCGCCTAACGTCCCAGCGACGCCACAGCCGCCAATCATGAACGTGGCGGTGCCTCCCACAGTATCAAACGCGCGGCGAGGCCAGGTTTTTGACCGAGTACAGTCACGGCCTGATTTCGCGTACCGATGGTTGATCTCAGCGGAGGCCCTGGCCGAAGGCAACCGCAAAACAGTGCCCTACAGTCTGCCCAAGTACCGGGATCTGACTCCCAGCGGCTACGGCACGCCTCGCGGTAGCACGGAGCGGGTTCCACGTTGGCAGCAGCCGATCTCTCCTGCTCTCCGTATTTTGGCAGAGCACCTTCAGTCCATTTTCGGAAGCGCTATTCAGCGTTTTTACTACCACGCAGGCGGCCAGCCGGTGAATCCGCGACCGGATCGCGTAGTCGATCCGCACATCGCAGGACGTGCAGTCGATGTGATGATTCGCACGGTGCGCCGTGGGAGCCTATACAGCATGCCGGATTTGGAGCACGGCAACCCTATCGCTGAGTACTTGGTGCGAAATTGCGATGTGTTCGGCATTCAGTACTTCATTTGGGCTCGTTCACAGTGGAGCCCATCTAAGCCCATCGGGCGTAAATTCTCGCACTACAACACAGCGCCAGAATCGGAACGCTTCGATCACTTCAACCACTTGCACGTAGAGCTCAGCGTTGACGCGGCCGCCGGTAACTTGCCCTTCTATCGCACGAACGGAAGCTCGGCTGGCGGAGGCCCCGAACGCCCCGCACGTACGGTATTCGGGCCGCCTAACACAACTGGGCTAGTGACGACGCTGCCGCCCGGCCAAAATCCACGTGAGATCACGCGCTCGGTTCCGCTACCACAGCCTGGGACCGAGCCTGGGCCTACAGGTACGCGCACTGTCGCTCGAATCATTCCTACTGCCCAAGTCAATGCTACCGAGGGGCAGGTAAACTCGGACGACTCGTTCCAAAACCTGTTCCGACTGTACGCGCAGTACGAATACCTCAAGCAACGCTACACGGTTCGTCGCGCGGCTGCGCAGCTGCGTTTCAACCCGTACCTCGTCCCGGGATTCCCGGCGATGTTGTTCGACCACATGAGCACGCGCTTTCACATGGTCGGATACATTCAAAGCTTCAACCATAGCGCTAACGCCAGCGGCTCAGGCTCGCTGGGCACCGACGTACAGTTCACATGCTGTCGCACGCTCCCCGAGTTTATCAACGATGTGCGTACAGACGCGGAACGCTTTGCGAGCCGAGTGACCGCAGCGCCCGCTGAGATCATCGACGAGATTCGCGTCCAGATTCAGGACGAGAACCAAGCTGAAGCGTTTTACCGGCGCCTGCTCTACGGGGATGGTCCGCGCCTACACAACGCGCCTACGGCCTTTCGCTGGGACCAAGCGATGGGCTACTCCCGAGGGCTCGCTGTAGAGGCCATCGAGATCGTCGGCGAGTCTGTTTCCGCCAGCGTGACTCGAATGCAAGCAGCGCAGCAAGCCCTACGGGACGCGGCTAACCCCGACGCGACTCCGTCCCCCTCGTCCACCAACGAGACCTCGAATGCAAATCCGGTAACCGCTACGAATTCCGCAGCCGTTCTTGGAGCCACGAGCCAACGGCAACAGACGGTCACGCACAACCTGGACCCCAACCAGGAGCTTTCACCCCGTGAAAACATCTACCAGGACGCCTTTGACCGCTACGACATCGCCATGCAGCTGGCGTCCCGGCCTACGTGCAGCCTAACGCAGTACATTCGTTTCTGGCATGGCGGCATGACAGTAAACGACCTGATGGCGCGCGGGGAAGTAGGTCAGGCGGAGGATAGCTTCGCCTACGCCGAGACGCCGGAACAAGACGTGGTGGCAATTGGCCAAGATCCTACAGGCGACGCTGCGAACATTCGAGGCGCCACTTCCCGCAAGTCTGCCGTCTTCTACGCCCACATCTTCAAGCTGCGTCCAGGCCCTGGAGTTGGAGAGGACCGCCTGCAAGGACCGTCAGAAGCTGAACGCGGCTACACGGATCCGCCTTCCGTACGCCCCTCCACTGTGCACGCCGGCGTAAGCGCAACCTACCCTCAAACGCGGGCTGATTGGGATCTTGTCCTAGAGCAGTACCGTGAAAAAGTGCGAAAACTGTTGAGGCCGAGCCGATGATCGACACGAAATCCAAAGATCAAGTCCTGTGGCAGCAGTGGAAGTCGAACCCTACGCCGCAAAACTTGCAGGCGTTGATCGATCAGCTGATGCCTCTCATTCGTCGCGAGGTTTCGCGTTGGAGTTCGCTCGTGCCTACGTTCGTATTGGAGAACGAGGCCAAGGCGTTGGCGATCAAGGCGTGTAACACCTACAACCCCGCGATGGGGACGGCGTTGTCTACGCACGTCACATCGCAGCTTCAAAAGCTCTCACGCACGGCCTACAAAAATCAGAGCACGATGTCGGTGCCTGAGCAGCAGCGTTTGACGTTCAATCGCTTCAACGCAGCGCAGCGTCTACTAGAGGATTTGAACGGCAAGAAGCCTTCGCTGGAAGAGACGGCGGACTATCTAGCCATCAAGCCAAAGCAGCTCATGCGCATCGTGGAGAACGTAGGGCGGCGAGAATTGATGGAATCGGGCGAAGGGCCTCAATTCATCAAGGATGTAGACGATGACATTATCCACCTGGCTTTTGCAGACATGACTCCGCTGCAAAAGAAGATCTTCGAGCTCCGCACCGGCTACAATGGCGTTCCCGTAGCGTCTGGCGCTCAAGAGATCATGCGCAAGCTGAATATCACGCAGGGTCAGCTCAGCTATCAACTCAACGCAATGAAAGCTTTGCTGGAACGCGCGCAGCGACTACGCTAGCGCGTATGACCGAAATCGGCGACACGATCAATCAAGCGCTGACGCGTATCTCGTTCGATCGTCGGCGAACGGCCAACCAGTATTTGAACATTGAGGCGCGTCCGGGAAACGCGTCCACGCCTCGCCGGTTGATGAGCGAGATTGGCTTCTTGGAAGAACGCCAATTTTCGTACGTCGCGCCGCACGCCGCCAACGTCACCTACGATGACACGGCTGGGCCGCGCGCTATCAAGCAGATCGTGCTGGTGGCATACGGCGTACGCAGCGACTATCGTCGCCTGGTCTCTACGGCGCCACTGGACCGCAACGTACGAACCTTGGGTAGCGCTGGGACATCAGGCGTACTGCCGTACCCAACGAGCGATCAAGTATTGATGTCTGGGGCGCTCGACGCCGAAACGTACTCCGCCCAAAAAACAGCGCTAGTTGTACGTGGACTAACGTCCACGCAGGGGCCTGCTCCACACTTCATCGTAAACAGGCGAGGCGACATCATTGTCGGCCCCGGCATTGATGGGGAGACGAGCGTTCTTTTCGCCTACGCCGACACTGGCATCTTCATCGCCGTGGAGTCAGCGCTAGCGATTGCGAGAGAGGATCACGCCGCGCGCCGTTTTGATCGGATTGTCGAGCTGCCACTGGCGTCCGTGCAGTTGATTACCTTGGGCGTCCTGGTCAACAAGCTGATGACCGCCCTGGGGTCTAGCGTGCCAGCTACCTTCTACGACAATCTCTCGGCCACCGCTGCCGGCTTTACTTACGGCTGGGTGGACACGCTCGAAGGCGTCTCGCCCTACAACTTCCGCCAACGCCCAAAGCCTGCTCCGCATCCCGCGCTGCGCTTCGATTACTCAACTAGCACGGGACCTGACTTTTTTTCGTCGGTCGTACTAGCTCAAGGGTCGTTCAACCTAGCGACGGACATCTGGCGCCCACTAGCTGCGCCCAGGCCCATCGCTGGTCGGGAAGAAGTACGAGCGGCGCTGGGCTCCGTAGACACCGCCGGGGCAGAAAGCGTCTACATGGGGAACTACGCCACCCTAGCCGCTGGCGAGCGATCCTCAGAGATGCAGACAACTCAGCGCGCCCAGATGTTCGTGCAGCGCATGCGCGTGTCGCATACGGGCGCCGATGAGGCGGCGACACAGGCGGCAAATGCCACAGAAACAGGGACGTCCACGGTTTTGCCCAATGAAGAGCCAGCCAACGTTGGCCCTCACACCTATGATTTCGCCACAGGCCGCTGGGGTGACAACAGCCCCTTCTGAGCAACATGCCAATCTACGACATCCACATTCAGCTTCTCGACCCGGTAGAGCAGACGTATGGGTCGAACTTCAGCTTCGGGCTGTCGTCCCCCATTTTGGTGACGGGCTTTCAATCGCTCGTGAACCGGTGGATGAAGATCTTCATGACGCCGAAAGGTTCGCACCCCGTCAAGCCTCAACAGGGGACGGAGTTCGCGTACCTTATCGGGTCCAACGTCGCAGACGTTCAATCACTGCAAGCTGTCATCGCCGAGTACATCGACGATGCTACCGAACAGGTTCAGACAATCGACCGCTCTTCGCCGTGGTTGACGAAGGATCAGCGCCTACGCAGCGCCGCCCTTTTGCAGTTCAACGCGATCAACGCGACGAGCATCGAATTCTTCGTTGAGCTGACCAATCAAGCGGGTCAGCGTCTATCCGTCCTGATTCCCTACCGGGTGAGCGCCGATGGCTGAGTACGATATCGACCGCAGCGCCGCAACTGAAGCCGGCGAGCTGCTTCGCGATCTACTGCGGACCGAGGTCCCAACGGGTGACTTTACCGAAGGTAGCGCGAACAGCGACATCCTGATTGATGGTCACGCCATCATCACGGGCTTCCTTCGGCAGCAGATCAACCTGATCCGCGACCGACAATCGCTGCTGACGCTGAAGAACTTGCCGGAGTCTGAGAGCGTCTCTGACGCCGCAGACGCGATCCTGTCCAACTTCTTCCGGACGCGCGCGCAAGGCAAGTTCGCCAAAGGTGTCGCCACCCTGCGATTCAGCCAGCGGCTAGACGTACTCATTCCGCGCGCTGCTCGTTTCTTCCGAACCACCTCGCTGGTCTTCTACATCGACAGCGCCAGCGATCTGTTCATCTCTGCTGCTGACCTACGGCCGGACCTAGACGGGAACGGGCTCGTGACGTCGTACTCGACCACGGTCTTCATGACTGCGGCGCGCGTGGGCGGGGACTACAACATCACGCCTGGCCGTTTTGTATCGTACGACCGGTTCAATGCGTATCTCGTCTCTGTTGAAAACCTGGCCCGCTTTCAAGACGGCGCAGGGGTTCAATCCACAGCTGACTTCGTCTCGCGCTCGACAAACGCAATTTCGTTGCGCGCGCTGATTAACGATCGCTCCAACGACGTGACCTTGCTGGAGCAGTTCTCCGACATCGAGTCGACTACCACCGTCGGCTACGGTGACCCGGAGATGATTCGTGACCTGGTCACAAACGTCGCGAACAGCGCGGCGCTGCACGTGGGCGGGCACATGGATGTGTTCGTACGGCAGCCCATTCAGCAGGTTGTGGAACGCCTGACTGTCAACACGCTAACGCCACGTAATGATGATCGAGTGCTGATCCTGCGGCACACTACCACGACACCCTCTGGGTCGTTCATCACCGCTGGAGTTGCTCCCGGAGACATTCTGCGAATTGAGTCCGGCGTGCCAGACGCTCCGTTCCAGTTCACGATCGTCGCGGTTCGTGCCACGGAGCTGGAAATCGCACCGCGAACGCCGTTCTCTGTTGCGACTGATGAGCTAACGACGCCGACCCCGGTCGCGTACACGGTGGGTAACAACTATCCGAGCTTCAACAACAAGGTGAGCGTGGTTGCCACCTTGGATGCGAGCACGTCTCGCCAATTCTCAGAATTCAACCGTATTCAGCTACCGGGACGGCCGACGTACCTGATTTCGCGCGTAGAGCTGGTCCCGCCTTTTCCAATCGCCCTGAACGGCTACGCGGATTCGCTCACGGGAAACGTCGTTTTCACGACGCGAAAAAACGCGCCCACGCTAGCCGCCCCACCAATCGGCAGCGATTTGAGCTTCTACGTCCAAGCCAAAAATCCAGCAGAGTCTCAGTCCGATCGCTCGGTCATGATGCTCGAAGTAGGCTGGCCGGCTGTAGATCTGACTGGCTGCACGCTTGAGGTCACGTACGAAACCCCCAGCGGTTTCGACGCAGTGTCCAGCTACGTATCGAACCGCTTCAATCGCCCTGCGTGCGCAAACACGCTGACTCGCGCAGCGCATCCAGTTTACGTCTACGCATCCATTCCGTACCGCCAACGCGCGACGTCAGGTGATCCGCTGTCAACGGCGGTCCCGACGTTTGATCCAGACGCAGCCGCCGATCTATTGCAAACCTACGTCAACAGCTATCGCGACCTTGAGCCCCTCGACGTCAGCTTGCTGGCGACAAAGGCCCGCGAAACATCAGCCGCCATCGCGTCCATTTTGACGTTCAAGGTGCAGTACTGGCTGTACCTGCCGGATGGCCGGTACATGGCCTTCGAGACCGACGATAAGATCACCATCTATCCAGACGAGGTTACCAGCAGCGCCAAGCTCCTGAACCCAGGGGACTTCGGGCTTCCTACGACCGGCTACGGCGCAAAGCTTCGGCAGCTGTTGACGGATCAAGGCTTGAGTGACCGTGTTACGCGCTACCGCGTTACCGATGGTGGGCTCGTCTTCGAGCGGAGGGCCTGATCGTGCCGTACTTGCCCGACCCAGGACAAAACTTCATCCACGCCCTTTCGGATTTCTGGTCGGTGTTCTTCAAGGACACGACGCAGATTCAATCCTTCTACAAAGGCTCCGAAATCAACCTCGGGCAGCTGTACTTGGAGCTACTTGAAACGGTGTTGGGGACCAGCCTCCGACACGCTCCCGTATTTTCCAAGCAGTACTACAAGCAGTTCACCGTCGGTGAGGACGAAGTGTTCTTCGTCGAGGGCGCCAGCCCCGATGACGACGTGTTCGCCTACACCGCTCCGGGACTGCCTGTGGTCGACGCACCTGTCCTCATGAACCGCGTCGTCAGCCCCACGCGCGTACTTGAAAAAGGCCGCGACTTCGACGTCCTCAATGCGGCGCTTCGCTTTTTCGACGACCCATTCGACGTAGATGGCGCTGGGTCCACGCTCACCAAATTCCCCGTGCGGACGGTAATGAAGGCGTTCGCCGCAGAGTACCGCGACCTGCTACGGCGAAATTGGAAGACGGCTGGAGCAAAGGTCGGCGACACATTCCGGCTTCAAGTTGTCGGCGGCGCCCCATTCGAATCCAGAATCACGGGCGTGAACGGGGACACGCTGTATTTGGGCACTACCACGCCCGAGTACACCGCTGATTTCCGGCGAAAGTCGTTCCAGGTGTCCGTGCTTCGTACACCTTTTGACGCCGTGAAAAATGGGCTGGTGCTTCCCGATCATCCCGCAATGGTGACTCGCTTCAGCGGGAACACCACCGACGTGGCGCTAGTGCCAGCTAGCAGCAACATCGACTTCAGCGCTGAGCCTTACTACAAGGGGGCTTGGACGCCGCTGACGTCCTACGCAGTTGGGGACATTGTCAACGATCCGGGCACAAACCCTGTCCGAGCCAAAACAACGCACACATCCGGCGCCGTCTACTCGGCCGTGGATTGGGAACCGCTCAACAACAAGTACATCTACATCCACCACCCTGACGACCCGCAAAACGATGGGTTGTACAACGTGGCGTCTGTCACCCCTACCACGTTGACGTTGTTCCGGCCTGCGCCGTTCGTCACCGCTGGCAGTATGCGTGCTATCGCGTACATCGTCGGCTACACCTCAGGGCTCATTGGGAGCCCTAAACCTGAGCTGACTCTGGCGCACACGTTCCTCACCCCGGGCACCGTCGAAGTGCTGGCCCGACGCAAACACGACGTCTACGTGCAACAAGCCGGGGCAGTCGTCGTGAAGCCAGCTAATCAGGCCGTGGAAGAAGGCGTCGACTACACCGTCGATTACGTGAATGGGACGCTACAGGTTTTGAGCGGATGGGACCCTGCGTTTGCAGGTCGCATTAGCTACGAGTGGCGGAATGAGGTCGTCTCATACACCCACACGGCCAAAGGAACGTGGGTCGCTTTTACGTTTTACGATGTAGGCGACATCGCGTTCACAGGTCCTGGGAACGCGACGGCCTACACCTGTTTGACCGCCAACTTGGACGGCGTGTTCGACCCAACGAAGTGGGTGGCGGTCACAGGCCCGTTTGCGTTCGACCAATCTCACCCTGTTCGCCAATTGGCGCTGTGGGGTGCAGACGTCCTGCTCGACCGAGAGACGCTGTACACGAACTTCGGTTATCTGCTGGCCGCCAAGCACCCTTCGAGCGAGCAGTATCGTGCGTTCTTGCGCGGCGTAGCTCAGCTGTTTGTGATCGGCCCAGCATTGGAGCGTTTCGAGAGCGCGCTCAATGTGATGGCTGGCTTGCCCGTAATCCGAGACGATGGCGAGGTCTTGCGGGCGTACAACAACGGGACGTTCTTCTCAGCGACCGACGGTCAAACGTTGGACTCGGATGAAGGCCGAGACGGGACGCTAACCGCAATCACGTCGCAATTCAGCGCTCCGACAGCTACGTTTTACGCGTCTGACGTCGGAGCGATTGTTCGTGTGCGCACCGGCGACGCGACGTACACAGACTACACCGTAACGGCCTACGTCTCTCCAACCACGGTCGTCGTCACGCCGCCTCCGGCGGATGGATCTGGCTTGACGTGGCGCTTCACGCACGTCGCGCTAACTCAGCGCTTTCGTACGTCGAGCTTCATCTTCACCGACGCCGATTTGAACGCGGACATCGTCATTACAGGCGCGACTCATGCGCGCAACAACGGAACGTTCCGCATCCTCGGCGTCGAAAACGCCACAACCGTAGTCGTAGATGCGCCTTACGGCCTGACAGATGAAACAGGGCTGTCGTGGTCACTGACGCGCGACAAGGCACAGACAATCACGACGTCCAGGGCCGCATACAAGATCCCCTACACCGTCCCGGTGCGTCCAGACATCGCGTTGAGCGGCAGCTTGAATACGCTGACGTTCTCAGCGTTCGAGACCATCACGGATGCGTTTAAAGTCACGGATTACCTGCAAGATCCGACGTGGTGGCACAGCACCTCCATTCCGCCCGAGCTACTGGCGCTACAAACAGAATCAACCGCGCGACGTCGCGCGTCCGCCGACATGGTTGAGCACCGGCTTTCTCCTCTAGATGAAGCCGTAGTGGGTGATTTTGGTCTGGCCGTCGGCGTAGACGACGAAGGCCGTCCTGGCACATCTCGCACCGGACCCGCGACATGGTTTGGTGCCAACGACCTCGTGCTGTCTTTCAGCCCTGGAGTGCCAGTAGCAAACTCCAGGGACGTGGGACGCTATGTGCTCGTCGCCGGGCCTAACTTCTCTGCTCAATTCCAGATCATCGGCGTGAATGCGGCAGGCACTCTGCTGACTCTTGCAGATTTCCCGCCTCCAGAAATGACTGGAATGATCCCGCCTGTCGCAATGACGGCCACGCTAGCTCCGCTGCTCTTCCGTCGAACCATCGGATTCATCATGATGGATCGATTCCTGAAGTATCACGCGCTGCGTGTGGAGGTACACGAGTCAACGCCCATTGCGTCCGACTTCATCGGTGAGGCGACCGCGCTATTGCGTGAAGCAAAACCTGCGTTCACGCATGTGTACTTCGAGACGCCGTTGAACTTCTTGGACGTGATCCTGGCCGCCGACGACACCACTGTAGGTGTTGGCTTCCCGGCGCTTGAGCCCATCTTCGCTCCGGACCCGACGGCGCTCGTAGGGCCGCCGAGCTTGCTACAAGTGGACGACGCTTACCGGTTCGAGCTGTTGTCGCAAGTCATTCCTGCGGCCCCCGGCGTCACCGCGCTCGCGCCCGTGCTTCCAGCCCCAGGCGCACCTCCTCGCACGGTACGGTTTCACGTCGTGAAGGGGTGGTTTGATTTCGCTGTTCTGGTAGGCGGCCGACGAATCGCCGAGGGTTTCGAGTACACGCTGGACCGTGTAAACGGAACAGTGACTGTTCTAACGCCCCTTCCTGGCCCAGTTACGTTCAACTACGTAGCGGTGATTCTTCGTACGCGCATGCCAGGAGACCCGCTAGATCCCGGCGAAACCCAGGTTTGCGCCGGGGGAGCAGACCCGACTATCGCGCTGGCGTCGGCGCAAACCATCTACGACGCAGGTTTGATCGACAGGGCTGTACAACTTACAATTGGCCCCTGAGATCGCCTGATGAAGAAATCCGTAAGCCTCGACTCAAAGCCAAAGCTGAGGGGCGATCTGACGATCGTGATCACGAACGTGATTACGGGCCGCCAGACTCGTCATCACGTTCGGAACACGATCACATACGATGGTCTGAATTCGGCTCTGTATCTATGGGCTCAAGACGCCATCACGGTGACCGACTACCGAATCGTCAAACTGGTGCCGGGCACTAATCCCACACCGCCTACGCGCGGAGACGTGAGTGTCATCGCGCCGGTCCTGGGGGCCGACATCAACCTCACCGCGCCGGATCGCTCCATCAGCCCCGCAACGGGCGAGCTGATCATCACGGGTACTCTGCCGCAAGTCAGTCCTGCAAATGGGTCCACGTTGACCGAAGTAGGGCTGGTGCTTGGAAACGGTCAGCTGTTTGCCCGACAAATCCACCCCGCGTTCCTGAAGCAAATCGCGTTCACGCTGACGTACTCGTGGCGCATCGCCATGACGGCGTAAGGTACGACCATGCCAAAGATCTACGACGAACAAATCGACTTCAAGCAGGGTGGCGATAACGGTCAGAACACGGCCGGCTCGATTCAGCCCATTGCCGACGCCGAGCCTTTGTGGAGTGTGGCCTTGGGCCGCTCCCCAGAGAATCTGCGTAAGCGCACGGAAGTGCTACGCGCCGCGATCGACGAACTTCGCTACTACGCAGACTACGACAGGTCGTTGGTTCTACGGTCCAACGCCACGTTTACGTTCATCGAACCGGATCCGCTAGGAGATCCTGGTCGGAAGATCCTGACCATGTCTGGGGATGATCTATGGATCTACCCCACGCTGACCCCTGGGGCCCTTAGCGGCGGCAGGCATCGCGGCGCCCGGATGTTCTTGCAGGTCGGCCCGAGCTGGGTCCCGTACAGCGGGACAGCGGGAGTTAACGACCTGACCTTCACTGCGTCAGCGCAATACACGGGTATGCGCGGCTACGCTGACGCCGACGACTTCGCCATCGACGTGAACGGGGTGTCGCTAGGCGCCAATCGCCTGACGCTCACGCTAGTCGCAGACCCTGCGGTAGCGGGCGGCGTCGGGACCATGGTCGCCACCGTGACCGGCACGCCAAAGGTCAACATTACGCTGACCTACGGCACGCTCACGCCCACCACCGTCAATGACATCATCGCGTTCGTCAACGGTGACCTTACGTCGCAAGGTACGTACGGGCTTGCGCACCTCATTCGAGCGTCTACGACCAGCTTGGGCACGGGCGCACCAACACCGTTCGTCGATGGTGTCTTTCAAGGTGGATACGACGCCGAAGCCTACAAGGTCGTGCTGGCCACGCTGTCGGCGTTTTTCAACGCGATGGATGCCGGGACTTTCCCCAACCGTCTACGTGAGGGCGAAGGGCTGGCGTTGAGCTACACGCCGGGCCCAGTAGAGCGCGGCGTCGCTACAGCAAAGGGCGGACGGCGTCAGTCACTCTTCGACTGGCCGTCGTCGCGAATTGGCGCCAGTAGCTCCAATGTCGCCCCCAGCCCAGGGTGGAATCTTTTCAACACCGGCCGAGAGCCGGAGAAGATTCCTGGGTCCGTGCCGATCGGTAAGATGATCGACGGTAAGTTTGTGTTTATCGACGGCACGATCGTGGACTCTGCGCCGATTTCACTCGGTGAAAGCAGCATCACGTTGGACAGGTTGGCCGCGACTGCTCCGGTTCCTGGAGCCGCGCTGGTTAGCTACGGCGGATCCGGCCCGTGGAATGCTGACGCCAGCGCCTCGGCCAACCCAGACATCCCTGCGGGCACGGTTCAAGCGACCCTAGATTCGGTCGTGTCGGATCTAGCCAGCGAAGCTGCGACCGATAGCGGAACGCGCCGCGTAGGTGGAGAGCCGATCGCGGGCAGCGTATCAGCGCTAAACGTCGCGCAGAACGTGACGGCGGGCTCCGTGCGTGAGCAGCTGTCGCAGATTCTAAACGCTACCGCTGGGCTCACTCAGGGCGGAGGCGTGAACGCACGCGTCAGCGAGTACGGGCACGTACTGAAGGGACCTCGGCCTATCACGAAGGACCTAAGCGTACTCTCGCTTCCGTCGGCCGGCGGCCAACGGTTCAGCGGCCTGATGACGGGCGGTACGTTCGAACTCATCGCGGCGCCTGCACGTACGGCTCGCGAAGAGATGATGGACTTCCTGATTCAGCCGATCGGTGGAGTAACCCTGGCGGGTGTCCCCGTCGTGCTTCCGGCTGAATCAGTAGTGATCGGATCTGCTGCCGATCGGCTCCTAATGACGGGCGTGAACATCGCCGCCCGATACCCGTTCATTCAAGCGCTGTTCCCCACGATGAACACCTACTCGCAGGTTCAGCCTGCGAACAAGGCTTTCTCGGGGTGCATCGTCGTACTGATCACGGGCGCAGTCGCCGCAGGCAACGACGGTGACGGCTACTACTACTTCGAGAAGTGCACGAACGGCGTTACGTTTGAGATCCAGCTCAAGCGCCTCGATGGAACCGCCGCCGTTTTTACGGGCACCAACTTCGCCGCTGCGGTGTTGGTGTTCTGCAACGCGCGAGTAGTAGGAAACAACCCCTCGTCGCATCGCGAGCGTGTGTTCCACATCTCGGAGAATTTTGCGGAGAAGGTTATTGCGATGCCGGGGCTCACGCAGCCCTGGGTTGAGACCTATCACGCGAACATGTCCAGCGTCGGCGCCGACGCGATCAAGGGCAGCTACATGCTGTCCAACAAGGCCGTTTGGAAGCCCACAGAAGCCACTCCGCGTGACACGGACAACATCCTCGGCACGACCGACAAGGGGCTGCTGGACGGAGTGGAAGACGGTATCGCGGTCAACGCGTCGCTGAGCCACCATCACGGCCTTACGTCGTCACGTATCGAGAAGTCTACCAACACCCCGCTCACATTCATCGGGGCTGCGGCGAGCGCCATCACGTTGAGCCAGCTCGACGACTACATCATGCTGCCCACGCCGCCACCGGGCTACACGGCTACAGCAGCGATCATGCTGATCAAAATGAACTTGGACAGCACCGCCGCCGCTCTGGCGCTGGCGAGCATCGCCGCGCGCGTGAGCGCGTCGTATGGATCGACGTACAACGGCGCCAATGCGTTGATGGCGATTCACCAGCAGTACCTGAAGCAGAACGCTGGTGGTGTCGCAGATCTTCGTGACTTCTACGTCGAAGTCACCCTCCAACCCGACGCGGCGCGCCAGATCGCGTTCCACCTCACCACGTCCACACCGGATGTGAACTTGGTGGTGGCTGGGTTGGAAGTGTCCTGCCGTTTCTTGGTGCTATCGAAGACCACCATGCTGGACGGACAGTCCGGAACCGCCGCCAGCATCGGCGGAGTTATCGCTGCGGAGCAAACCGTCACGGGCCTCACGGGCATGACGGCTGGTTCCGTAGGGCGCTTCTTGGAGCTCAGCAACGCTGCGTCCGCTGAGAACAACGGTGTGTTTTTGATCACCGCGTACAACAGCCCCACCAGCGTCAACATTCGCAACCCGCTCGGAACGGTTGGGGCTGACGGTAACAACCCCAACATCATTTGGAGCGAGCGGATCGTGAACTAAGTGCTGCTCTCGATGCGCGCCTCACAAAGGCCGCCCGAGCAGAACTTATCGTCGGTATCGTGGCTCACCACGAGCCCGTCATAACGCACCGGCGCCAGACGGGAACGTGCGGCCTCGTACTCCTCCTTCGTGCAGGGGATGTACGGCGCTTGGGGGAAGCCGTGCGAGGAGTAGGGGAGGAAGCTAACGCACTTCCACTGCCCCTCGTAGACCTCCAGAACCCGTGCGACATCCTTTGCCTCGGAGGCTTGGAAGGTCAGCGTGGCGCTCACCATGTTATCGCTCCAGTGGCGCTGAAGAGCAGTGAACAACGCCGCCTGCTCCCACAACGTCATGTCCGTCGCCAAACGAACGTCGTCTGGAGCTTTCGCAGGGAAATAAACCACCATCGTACGTGGCGTCGTACGGTCAGGCTCCACGCGGTAGCCTGCGTTGCGTAGCGCCTCCACGAGAGGCGAGATGTGGTCGATGCGGATCGTCCGCATGTAGTAACGATCCGTGGGCAGCTTCATGCCGCCTTCGACACCGACCAACAACGGTGTAGTACCGCCGGGCTTGATGGACGTCTTCTTGATGGACTCGTTGACGCCGAGCCACGCGCTGTACTCGGTGTCCCACTTGCAGATCTCGGCGTAGCCCAGATTCCACCACTCGATGCACTCCTGCATGCCGAGCTTTGAGTACATCTCGATGATGCCCGCCATCGAGGTACCAATACGGCGGTTTCGCACCATGACCGCGTTGGTCTTTTGGTTGTGCGTCGGGATCAGAGTCACCGCCTTGGCATAGCGGTACGCGTATTTCAGCGTGGTCAGGAAGTCGTCCAGCGTCAGGTTCTTCGTGGGGTACGTTTCGACCAAGCAGCACAGCTCACCGTCGTGAAGCGTCTGTTCACCGCATTGTCCCGTAACGATCCCTTCGAAAGTTCCACGATGCGTAATGGGTTCTTCGAAGCAGTAGACGACGTCAGCGGACCCCACCTTCTCCACGGCCTCGACCGATACAAAGCGCCGCGCGTCCCGTTGTGGTCGCAGATTTGGTAGATCAAGCCGATGCGTCTTCATGCCGAGGCGCACCAACTGGTGCGTATCCGCCGCATTGATCAACAACCGATAGGTGGACTGGCACGCGTAATCCGCGTGGCCCCCCTTACCGTCGGGCATCGATCGAATCGTCGCCTCACGCTCCTCGGTCACCTTGGCCTGAACACCGAGAGTGGTGAGCATCAACCGCACCTCCAACAAAAAGGCGCGATTGATACTGGTCAGCTGCAAGCACACGCTGTTCGGATTGCGAAGCACGCAACCATCCGCGTCGAACAAGCCCGCCAACCAAGCGAGCCGTGCAGCCACAGAAAGATCGTGACGCACGACGTACTTGTCAGGCAGCCCGCGAGGCAGGCCGACGTATACGCGATCGTACGCGTCCACAGCACTAACCGACGTCGTATCGAGATGCGACACCAAGCGCTGTTTCACGCCGTAAAGAAGGGCGCTCTTGGAGCCAGTCTCCGCGTTGACCTGCCCATCTCCGCAGAAAAAACCATGCGTGTACGCCTGGGCCCAATCGCATCCCGTTTCCACGATTGGCATCGCGAACTTTGCCAACGTGTCGCCAGGCTGCAAATCGATCGCGCGCACAACTTCCTCATCACCCCCCTTGTGCTTCGGCGCAAGATGCCACTTGTGGTACTCGGTGCACACCAAGGACGTGCCGTCCGAGAGCTCCACACGCACGAGCGGCTGATCGTGGCCCGTGACCTTAGGCGTCACAGAGGCCCAGGACTCGCCGTTCCACACATCCACAGAACGATCCAACAGCGTATCAATCGCTTGATATCCATTCCGAGTCAGGATTCGCGTCCCTGCGGGCACGCACGGGTTGAACCCCTTGGCCTGACGATCCTTGTTGTTCGGTGGATCAATCAGGCGCCCATACTGACGGAAGACCTCAGGCCACCCGTACCCGGGCTCGCCATTGCGAAGCGTGTGCGGCACGATCTCCGAGTAGTCCGTCTTACCGACCTTGCACAGAACGGTGTTGTTGGACGCCCACCGGTGGTTGTTGATCGGAAGCGCACGAATCTGAGCGTCAATAGCCGCCCACTCAGGATTGTTGGAGCATAGCCGCGTGATGCGAGCTTGGTGACGGTCGATGCGCGATTGATAGTCGCTGTACGTCTTGTCGAGCACGCTCAAGTTCAGCTTGGCCCGCTGCGCTTGCAGCCGCGCGATAGCCTTCTTTTCCTTCTGAACCCCAGGGATGCTGTCCGCGATCTGCGCCAGCTTTGCGTACAGCTCGTTCTGCTGGGTGTTGTCCTTCAACGCCAGAAAAGTTGCGTCATCGGGATCCCCTAGCGAGATCTCGCTGCTGCGCCGTACGTTCCCGGCTACAACGCAAACGCCGATGAGATTCATGACGTCCACGATAAAAGCCCCGTCGATCTTTCGATCGACGTAAGAAAGGCACAGCCGTTCCAGTTCCATCAGGAGCCGCTTCAACGGCCCAGGGCCGCTCGCAGTACCCCCAAACGTCCGCAACGGCTTTCCTTCCTTGCGGATCTTCGAGTAGTCCCAACCCCCCGGCAGCTCATCCTTGCCCACGAAAGCCCGCAGGAGCTTCTGTACGGCGCCAATCCATCCCTCACGGGTATCGGGGATGACGTGCGCTTCGACGCCCCTAATGGGCTTTTGAAGCGTCACCTTGTCGGCGCCAAGCAGATCGAAGCCCATGCCGACGCCCAGCATCGAGTAATCCATGAGCATGACAAACGGCTCGTCGAAGTGTTCGACGCTGAGATGCTCCGTCGAAACAAAGCCGCAATTGTTCAGGATGCCGCTCCCCTTCAACTCCAAGGCCTCAGTTCCCATACCCCAAAGCCCGCGTCCGGGCGGCGTGAACTTGAAGGCCCAGATGCGCCGGAACATCTCCTGCGCATGCTCTTGCTCTTTTTCATCGCTCCAAGGCTGCCCCGTGTCACGCACGTGCTGCTTGAGCACCGAGCTGACGCCTTCCACGACACGCACGCACGTCTGCCAGTACTCTTCCGTCGTCTGAGTACTCGTCCTCGCGATCTGCTCTGCCGCGACGGCGCTCACCCCTAGATAGCGCTGAGCTTCGTCCGCGAGCTGCTTCTTGTCTACGCGGCGCGCATACGTGCGCTTGTACGTCACGTACGAAAGCAGCCCGTACCCCCAAGCCGGCTGCTGCCCGATGTAGCGCCTGACGAACTCCGGATCGAGCTTGAACCGATTCTCGTCGCGCAGCGTGTAAACGCGCTGCTCCTTAGGAGCCTTTGGCTTTGATCGAGATGCGCGCTTCGCCTCAGGTTGCGGAACGCCGTTTAGCTTCTTGGAAGAAGGCAATGGAGTATCGAAGAGCCCCTGCATCATCAGTGCACCTCAGAATCAGAGATTGGGTTGCTTGCTAGGACGAACGCGCTGCTTCTTTTTGCGTGGCTCCAGTACGGCACGTACTGTCTCCAGCTCGCAGCGGCGCGTTAAGGAAGATTGATGATCGAGCGCCCACGCAAATCGCGCGAGCATAAGAGCGTCTGCCGCGTCGTCGTCATCCCCCAGCATGACGCCGAGGTGCGTCTTCACGGCGTGAAGGATCGCCTCTTTGTCCGCAGAGCCTGAGCCTGTGGCAAAGCGTTTTAGCTGCGTCGGGGGTACGACGATAGGTTCCACGCCCGAACAATGGTAGATCGCCAGCTTGGCGACCGCTGACGCCTCGCCGAGGTCGAACTCGCGGTGCGTGGAGTTCAGGCTAGGCCCCTCAATCGCAGCGCGTCGGACGCTAGCCCCGGAGCACAAAAGCGGGTGAAGCGTTGAGCGATACCACTCAAAAGACTCGTAAAGCCTCGCCGCGCCGCGCGAGTTACGGCTTACACTATTTGCGCCGACGAACAGCACTTCCCCAAGCCCGTTCAGCACCGCGAACCCAGGGCGGCGGACCGAAGAGTCCACACCCAGATAGAGATCAGTCGCCACCATGCCCTCCATCGTCATCCGAATTCGCCAGAAAGGGTACGTCCGTTCCGCTGGCTACCAAGCGGTGAACTGGGCCGTGACGGTACCTGTGGCGGATCCGCCGAGCTCTCCGCTCATCGGTACGACACCCCTCTCGTACGCGCCGCTATTCGTCGTGCGCGATTCGGGCGGGTTCGACTCCTTGGAGCGCGTCGCGACGCTGCAAGATCTCGTGGCGCTACCACAAGCCGAGCTGCGATTCCTAGACGTGCGTGGACCAGGGGGCGATGCGGCATTTGCCCCTGCGGTTGTGAACGGGCCGCTAGGGCCATTTGCTGGGGATACGTTGACGTTTCCAGACACTGCGGGCCGCCTGTCTTACTGGTTGGAAGACAGCCCACCGTACAACTCCAACAGCTTCGTGGTCAAGCAAAGCGCGATTCGAGCCCAAGGAACAAACCCTCAGATTCTAACAGGAAACAGGCTACAGCTCCCGAACTATACATTTACACAAAACGATGTAAATCGGTGGGTCTACTTGTCCGGTTTCTCGACCCTCGCGTACAACGGCTTCGCGCAGATCACCGCCTTCCTTGGCAATACCGCGACGATCAACAAGACAACCTCGTCCATCGAAACTGGAACCTCGTGGCGATTCCCGTACATCGAAATTGATACGGGCACGAATCCCCTAGTAGAGCCAAGGTTCTTCCCAACGCGCGAGCGCAACCTCGCGTGGGAGCTTCGACGCGGCGCCGCCTTGATCGCATCCGCTACGTCCGGTGGCGCAACAATGCGAGACGTAGAAGCCTCGCTGGTACGCTCCCTGCGCTACACAAACCTCGCGTCGTCCAATCAAGCTGCCTTGGATCTAATGGCAGCTGTGCGCAGCGGCGCCTACAACCTTCAAGCAGAAGGTGCGCGCAACAACACGGACTTCACCGTACTCATCACCTCGACCTACGGACCCTGACCATGTCCTGGATTCAAGTAGCTCAAACCCAATCGACCACGGCTGTAGGTGATCCAGCAACTGTCCGGTACACCGTGGAGTTGCGCGTGGTGTTGGCGAACGGCATTGACCGCGAGCTGTTCGTGTTTCGCACGACAGACGACGCGTTCAGTCACGTCGCCACGCTCGACGATCTGAAACTGTACCCCAACAACAAAGCTGCGGCCTTGGCCGACAACGCCAAGTTCTACCGTGCCTCAAGCGCCAGTGTTACATACACGTCGCAAAGCACAGCTGCGCAAGCCTCGGTGCACGCGCAAGAGCGCCTCAAGCGCGTGAACTTGGAGTGGGGCCAGCTGGCGGACGATGTATTTGGCGGCAGCGAGACGTTCATCTACGATAGTGAGGATCCATGAGCGTCATCCCCGTCACGCGCCAAACACGGCGCTCCGTAACATTGTCTGACGGCTCTGTACGCTTCGAGGTTACGACCGAGATCATTGATCGCGGGGATCTACCGTTCCCTCATCTGTTCGTCGTCACGATCAACGACAATCTCGACCCAAAAGACGACGTGCTGGCGCGCATCGCCACGCCAGTGGACATTCGCCAAGCTGATCCATCTGCGCCCATTTACGTGAAGGTCGTCTCTACAGACCTGACGCGCATTGGGACGGACACCTTCGCGAAGATCGCGAGCGCCAACGATCTGACACGGCTACCTAGAGACCGCGTAACCGCCCAGCGCGCGGGGCTGACGCAGTACCTGACGACCGCAGTAGCCCTGCTCTACGACAACGTCACGACGGCGGACGCAGCTGCAAAACAGATCGTGGACCGCTTGTCCACCTTGGTCACAGAGTGGCGTTCATTCAACACCAACTTCGCGACGAATCCATATCAAGACTACCAGCTGCCCCAGGTCGGCATCAGCGTCGAAAGTCAGCGCATCGCCGTCTACACAGCGGCCAAAAACGCAAGGCTCGCCGCTGAAGCCGCCAGGGACGCCGCAAAGCTAGACAAAGAAGCGTGCGAGCGAGACTGCGCCGCCGACAAAGTCATCTACGACTTTTTGGCGTACGACGTCGCATTCCTCGAACAGGCCGATGCGGCGATGACCGCCATTACGGAAGGCTTTGCGCCCCCAGGCCCCACGCTAACGCTGACCGGCGGCACGACGCTGACGCCACCCGGTACGTACACGATCGCGGCGACAGCTTCGACCAACGCAAAAAGCTTTGCGCTTCAAAGCGGCATCTACGGCAGCGACCCACGCTCCTATCGCGCGCTGTTGGTCAAGAAGCGCTCGGACCTAGCGACGTATGCCTCCCGCGTGCGAGAATGTACAGATCGATGCGCGACCTTCGCGGCTACGTTGCTAACGGCCCAGCAAAATGTCGACGCAGCGACAGCTGCGGAACGCGCGGCGCTGGCGGCGGTCACCGCAGTCTGCCCTACCTTTGACCCGAGCACGGTGTAACATGGACTTCTACCACGACCCAGGCCACGGCACCCTTCGTCATCTACTTCAACGCGCTCCTCAAGCTGCGGAGCTGTTGAAGACCGCTGAACTCGAAGATTTCAACAGCGAACTGCCGGACAGTGCTTTCGCCTGGAGCGCGAAGCGCTTGTACCCCGTGCATTCGCCGGAACACGCGATCGTGTCGCACCTCTACGCGAAGTACGCCTCTGAGAACGTACCTCCTGAGGTTTTGCGCACGATCAAGGAAGCTCTGGACATTTTTGAGATTCCAGAGGAGAGCCTTCGTGCCGAAGAGATCAAGGAGGCGGCCTTCGATCCCGACGAGTGCCTGTTTCCAGAGGAGCGGCTGTATCCCGTGCGCACAGCTGGAGAGATCAAGGTCGCTGAGCGCCGCCTTCACGAGCAGCTGTTCAAGCTTCACCCGGAAAGCCGCGCTGAAGCCTTCAGCAGGCTAGCGAACGCTGCTGACCTTCACGGCGTGAAACTCGCCACCGTGTCCATGCAGCTGGCCGGCCGCACCTACACGGACAGCAGGCAGTTGGTGCGAGATCTACACGCCCGTGCTGCGGCTACGAAAGAGGCCAGCATTCGAGAGAAGTATGCGCGGCTAGCCGAATCCGTAGCGAAGGACCGTCAAGGGCTACGCGACCAGCTGACGCGCGCCAAGCTGGCCGCCACGATCGGCACGCTAGACGAGGCCGCTGGCGTCGTGGGGCTGTATGACCGCGCCATTCCGGACCCGCTGACGACGGTCTACAACACCACCAAGATCGCCGCCGCTGATGACCTGGATCTAGGCGGGGGTCAAATGGTCTCGGCGGCCGCGTTGAGCCAGCTGCCGCCCTCTTTTTTCGCGGACCTGTTCGGCCAGGACATCGTTCGAGAAGTGGCGCCCTCAGGGCAGGTGCAGCCTGAGCTAGTGCAACAAGTGGTGAGCACCTTTCCAGCTGACATGAAGCAGACGCTCGCTAAGGCGCTCGTAAGCGCTGGCGTTCCGATGGCTCAGGTGTGATCGTGAACGTAAAAGGCGCGCTCAGCGATCCCCTTCTAACGTCGTCTGTGGCGCTAGAAGCTGTGAAGAAGCTTCTAGGTCCCACAGTACTGGCGTGGGAGCCGGAGACAATTCGCCTTGAGTTGACTCGTCGCGGCATCACCGTAGACGACGGAGTGATGGCTAAGATCCTATCGGCGATTACCATCGTGACGACTCGCGCTTGGACCGCAGATCACGACGTGCTGTTCGCCTTTGCTGTAGCGTGTTGCGGTGTACCGGCGGACGCTGAAGCTCTTCACCATCCAACGCCAGAACAGCTCTGCTGGGCGATCCATGAGATCGCAGCCCTAGTCGGTGCCGCTGTTAATGACGACGAAGGGTTCGACCCAGACACTGTAGATCCTGCTATCGCGGTCGTGCTCCACGATGAAGGCTTCATGGTGACGCCTGATGAGCTGCGATTCGCACAGGACGCGCTAGACCGCAGCAACCGGTACAGTTTGGACGCAGGCCTAAAAAAGCGCGTGCTCGACGCCTGGAAGAAGCTGGCGACTCTACCTGTCAATGAGCTGCGCAAAGAGCTGGCCAAACTAGACGAAGACCCATACGGTGTTCAGCTTCGACGGCTGGGTGATTGTCGGCTCTACGTAGCCGAACACGAAGAGCGGCGGGCTAAGCAACATGGGCTTCTTAACGGATAGCAGTGGCCGCGTAATCGCGCGGACACGTTCTGAACTCGCGAGGTCGCTGCTCAGGATCGACGGGAAGCCTGTCAACCTAGACGACTACCCGATGTTCTTGGACATCTACGACGGCGCCTACAAAAAGACGCTGTTGAAGACGTCGCGACAGGTAGGGAAATCAACGACGCTCTCGAACTTCTCGGTCGCGGAGTCCATCGCGATCGAGCACTTCAAGACGTTCTTCATTTCGCCTTCCCAAGAGCAGACGCACAAGTTTTCTACCGAGCGCGTCGGTAAGACGATCCAGTACTCGCCCCTCGTCAAACGTTACTTTTTGGGCGACGCGGCCAGCAATCGCGTCATGGTGCGCTCCTTCAAGAAAGGGTCGACCATTTATTTCTCGTATGCAGAAGATGACGCGGATCGCTGTCGTGGTATCACCGCCGACCGTCTCTGCATCGACGAGGCACAGGACGTCAACCTGGAGGCCGTGGTCCCCGTCGTCAAAGAGACGATCGCAAACTCAGAGTACGCGTATGAGATGTACTGCGGCACTCCGAAGACGATGGAGAACGGCATCGAGTCGATGTGGCAGAGCTCCACTCGCACAGAGTGGGCCATGCGATGTCCGAGCTGTCGCAAGTACAGCGTGCTCGTATCCGAGAAGCAGCTGGGCAAGCTTGGCCCCATCTGCACTAAGTGCAAAAGCTACTTGAACCCGCGTGAGGGTGTCTGGGTCGATACGAATCCAGACAAAACCGTAAAGACCAAGGGCTTCCACATCTCACGACCCATCATGCCCAAGTCCGTCCCCATGTGCTGGCCTGAAGGGCCTGCGCGGGACAAGGCGCAGGAAAAGTGGGACGAAGTTCTAGACAAGATGGAAGGCCCCAACGCTTACCCGTTGGCCATGTTTCGCAACGAGGTGCTGGGCGTCAGTGACTCAGAGGGTGTACGGCTTCTAACCAAAGAAGACCTCGAAGCCCTTTGCGACGGGCCGCCCCTTTCTGTCGTCCCTACCGCTGCAAACATGCGCGACGTGACGAAGATCAGCGCAGGCTTCGACTGGTCTGGGGGCGGCACTGAGATCAAGTCGCGAACCGTTGTGACAATTCAAGGCCATCTGACGAATGGCCGCATTCGGTTGCTCTACTTCAAGATCTTCCCGGGCACTAACCCGATGGATGAGCTCAACGAGATCACGGCCGTAGTCAAGAACTACGACTCAAAGATGGCCATGTACATGGCTGGCGACGCCGGAGAGGGGAACATGAACATGGACTCCCTTCGCAATCGCTTCCAGCGTCCGGCGCGCATCCTGAAGCTGCGCTACGTGGGCAATCAAATCGTCTACATCCAGTGGAACTCAAAGGGCTCCTTCTTCAGCGTTCACCGCACGCCCGCAGTGGACTCAATGATGACCAACCTCAAGGGCGGCCTGTATCAATTCCCGGCAGACAAAAAGAGCATGGAAGTTGCGTTCTCGGACATCCTCAACGAGCACGTCGAGATCACCCGTGAGGGGCGCAAACGCTGGGACCACGCACACAACAAGCCTGATGACTTTTTGCACGCGTTGATCTTTGGGCGAATCGCGTTGCAGGTCAGCACTGGCGAGCTGAACTTGGGCAGCGTACTGTAGAGCAGATCACTCCTCGAACCAGTGATCACGCATCGCCCGCAGCTCTTCGTCCGTAACCGCTGTACTTGGAATCACCGAGTCGATGCCGCAATGCGGGCAGATCGCTGTAGCCCCTTTGTCGGTCCATTCATGGATCTCGGAGCGGGGGTACCGCCTCAAGCAACGGAAACACGCGCAGGCTTCCGCGCTCAGCTTGTAAGTCAGTCGATGGGTGCGCTTCAACCAATCCTGATCCTTGCCGCACTGACAGCAGGTGTTGTTTTTCGTCTCTTCGGCCACTAGGTCCTCACTTCCCGTAATGAAAACAAAAGAAAGAGGCCGCGAGCTCCCGAAGAAGCTCAAGCAGGCCTATTCGTACACGTCAGCAAGCGGATCTGGCGGCAGCCGCACCCCGTCAATGTATTCTGGTTCGACCACGTGCTGCACGGGCTGCTGGGCCATAAGCTCCGGACGTTCAGCCTTTAGCTGGGCCACGCCGTTGTTTATCGCTACCTGCAAGAGGTCGAAAATAGTTTTGATGGTTTGACGCCGTTGGTCAGCGTCGGGGCTAGATGTGCAGCGAACTCGAAAGTCCGACACGTGCTGCATGTGGAGATAGTGTCTACGGTCGTACGCGGAAACCTCACGGTACAGCTGATCAAGCTTCGCGAAGTCGCGGCACAGAACGTTCGAGTGATACTCCGCATCGAACGCTGCTTGAAGCTCCTTCGACAATTTCAAGACGGGCCAGACCTCACGATACAGGAATCTTGAATCAGCTACGTCTTCGTATAGCTTTTTCAACCGCACCTGTGCGGTCGGCCCACTCTGAAGTTCAAGCATGCGGTGCTTAAGCCCCGCCGCCTCAAACTCTACGTGGAAAACCCCATCAGTGGCGACGCGGTAGGTCGCGCCCAGGAATGGGCACCTTCTAACTAGCGTGCCCCCTTCGTACTCGAATCGCTTACGATCCGCGCCCATGCGGGCGCATAGCGCACCCCACGTGGTGGGGGCGGCTGGGCGGGGCATTTCTTCTGCCCACGCCGCACGGGCCACACGGCCCAACTTCCACGCAGCCAACAGCTGCGCGGTCCCGATGACACGGTTCTCGTCCATGTTGGCTTATACCAGAGTGCCCTATGGGTTTAGGCCGCCAAAAAAGAACGCGCAGCCGCGAGCTCCCGAAGGAGCTCAAG